TTGCTCTGGTACAGCATGAAGAAGATTACCTGGGAACAGCGTAATTAATCCTGAGGCTGGTCGAACAGTAAAGTTATTTTCACACGAAGGAAAAATTAATGGAGAGCTTTTTTCTGATGCCTTTAGATAGTATACAAAACTAAAAGCAGCAGGATGATGCATATGGGTATCTGCATGGTCTCCTTTATGATAAATTGCTCCCCACATATCAGTAATAGAAACAGTTTGTGCCGGTGAATACATATCATGATATTTAACTAAGCTAATCATAAATTCTTTAAAAGGAATGTACGAATCGTCATAAACTAAAGCTTCAAAATTCGTCATATCAGCTTTTACATTTGTTTGACGCTCCATTGTATCGCCACGTTCTTTTAAGTCTTTTATCCACTTTTCACCAAAATCATCTTGCCAAGGAAAAAAGCAAGTAATGATATTAGTAGCCGATTTAATGTAACTTTTTTCAATTGGTAATATAGTCATAAATTTCTTTCCATGATGCAAAGGTAGGGAACTGATCATTATCCATATTATGACCATGTTCAACTAAAATAGACTCTAAACCTAATTGATCGCCGAGCTCAGCATTTTCAAGTTTATCTTCAATCCAGATAAAACCACTATCGTAATATTCGTCTAGAACTTCGTCTTTATCAGCACCAGTATCAACAAAAATAAATTTCTCAAAGGTGGTTTCACCAAAAAGCTTTTTAGTATTCATTATACGAAGCTTTTGTGCAGACTCATCTTTTGACAGTGCTGTAATCATATGAAATACATAACCATGTTTACGATGTAATAAGTCAACATAATACATGGCATCACGTAGAGGAGGTAAGAAACCAATAGCAGCTGATTCATTAAATTGACGAACTAATTGACGTTTTTTATTTCTCGATAAATCATAACGATCACCCATGTCATAATGAGTCATACCTTTATCACTCATTTCATAACCTTGAGATTGCATCCAAACATTAAATGCGTATTCCCAATTCATAAGAACACCGTCACAATCAGTTAAAATTACTTTATTCACGTCTTTCATCATAGAATCTTCCTTAATTATTTACTTTATATGAGTATTCTACCATAGTTTTTCTTAAATGTAAACCATTTTTTTTCAGAGTTCGCTTTATTCTGAAATCTTTTTCTTTTGACATTTGTTTGTTTCGATTTTTCTTTTTATTGCGTGTATCAAATCGACTAAATTTAGCCATTACTCACTTCCATATAATTTAACTTGAGTTTTTGGTCCAAAGATGCCATCCTCAACTAATCCTTTCATTGCTTGGTAATCTTTTAATTTCCACTCTAAGTTTTGAGAAAAATAACCATTAGGTGGTTCATCTCCTAGCTTTTCTGATAATCTTAAAACACCTTGCCCCATAGAACCTTTTACAAGAATATGGCTATAGTCATAATTTTTGTCAAATGGTTCGGATTTTTGTATTTTTGTATCTAATTTATCTTTTACTTCAGGTGCTTTTTCTTCTTTTTGTATTTGGGTTTCGAGTAATTTTTTTCTATTCTTTTTAACTTTTTGAGGTTTTTCCACTTTAACATTAGGTGGCAAAGGCTTTGGTTTTACAGTTCTATCTTTAGCACGTTTAACTAATGTTTTTTTAGAAATTACTTCCCCATTACCTGCTAATATTTTAACACCTTCTATTTCTATTAAAATATCAGCAGCGATTTTTGGTTTAGGCTTAGGTTTTTCTTTTACAACAACCGGAGCTTCCTTAGCTTTTACTTTTGGCTTAGGTTTTGGCTTTTTCTGGGCATCTAAGTATTCATCAATTTCTTTTTGAGTAAATTTTTTAGCTTGTAAAATTTCTCTACGTTTTGGATGTTTCCAGCCTTTTAAAGTAGGAATAGCATCTTTTTGATATTTTGGAGGTTCAATCATGGTCCATCACCGTAATTACGAGTATTCTCAATCTCTGTTATTAATTCTTCATATCCACCAATATAATTATTATACCAAGTTATTTGTGGAATAGTTTTAGCATTTGGAAAATCTTTTTTAAATTGTTTTTGTTTTTCTGATGTATTTAGTTCTATGTATTCGTATTTTAAATTATACTGTTCACACGCATTAACTGCTTTCTTACACCACCCACATGTAGGAGTACCATAAATCTTTATCATATCCACGCTACTACTTTAGAATAATCTGGTTTATCTTCCCATGATTCTACATATTTTTCAGGATCAGGATATCCAGCAGACATTATAAATTGTACTTCATCATTGATAAAATTAAACCCTCGATCTATCCAATAATCTGGATTGCTTTCAAAATCTTCAAAACATAAAGTGTAAGAAACATCTAATCCATTTTCAATTAAAAGCTTACTTAATATAGTAGCATGCATTCCTATTTCTATATTAGTACTTTTAATTATAATTCTATCTTTATATTTTTTCGGATCCATTGGAGGCTGTGAGTGTCCTCCAGCCAAGTCTCTTTCAACTTTAGCGTTTCCTTCTGCTAACCTTACTGTGTAAATAAACTGATATGGCGCTGTTAATAAATTATAGTTAGCATTTACACCGCTATGCTGAGATATTTCATACAACCCTTGGTTTAATTTTTTGTTAAATGGTCCAATTACCGTAACTTTGTATGGCATTAAATTTTGTTTAGATGCTACAGTTTCATACGTCTTTTTTAAACAATCGCTAATAAGAGTAGTCTTAGGAAACCTTTCCTGATCATACCATCTAACTTGTTTTCTGTTTTTTATCGTTTCGTAAAACATAGTAGTTACCTTATTTCTAACATTTCTTTTGTCATAATATAATCTCTAACTAAGTCAGATCTGACAATGTCATCCCATCCAAAAGTAAATTGTCTAAAGTGCCTCATTTGTTCTAAGATAGTAAGAAATTTTAGAAGTCCTTCTTTCTCATCATCTTTTTTAAAATCTGATTGATAGTAATCTCCACAAAAAATAACTTTAGTGTCTAATCCAATTCTCGTGATAATAGAATCAAGCTCATGAAAATTACAGTTTTGGCATTCATCAACTATTACAATTGCATTATCAAATGTAGTTCCTCTAATAAAAGATGTAGATTGGAAATCTACTTTATTTGCTGTAAGCATCTTGCCCCAAGCGCCTTCATATCCAAACATTTCACTAAATATAGCTTTATACGGAACTGTATAAGATTCCTTTTTGGTTTTCTCATCTCCAGGCAAAAAGCCAATATCGCGTGTAGGAACAACTGATCGTACTACAATAATTTTTCTATATAAAGAGGATTGTAAAAATTCTCTTAGTGCCAAATATAAAGCAATAAAAGTTTTACCAGTACCCGCCGATCCTGTTAAAACTAAATTATGACCTTCTTTCCATGCCTCCCAAACTTTTTCCTGTGTATCAGTTATTGGTTCAAAAAATTCTAATTCGTCTATCAAGACATTCATTGAGTTTGATTTTTTCATCGATGTGTATTAATTTTATTATCTTTTGCTGAGCCACTTTTTACTCTATCTAATACGTCTTTAAAACCTGACGGAATATGAGAGTTCAAGCCTTTAACTCCACTTACAATCTTTGGAGCTGAGGGTACTAGAATTACATCTGGCATATTATTTAATGTTTCTTGTAATTCATCCCAAGAACATATAATGTCCCATTGTTGATTATGTTTTATGTCCTTAAGCGTGTACGTTGGCATGTCTTTTTCCAGCTTTCCCAATTTTTATCTACATCATATCTATACATGACTTTCCAGTATTTATTTTTACCGGCGCCACTCCAAGAACGTATAACCCTGTTTCCCTTTGGCGATTCTTCTAAACGAAGCCAAGTACCAGGATTATCCTCAGGGCCAAACTTAAGTTCATCTACAACTTTATATTCTATTTCGCCAAACATTACATTCCTAACCCATATTTCCAACTAGATTTTTCTATGTATTTTTGTATGTTATCAGAAGAATTAACTGCTTTACTAAATAAAACGTATTCTTTTTCGTGCGCTTCAATCTCCCATGGTCTTTCAGCATATGGCATACGATAACTATTAAAGTGTTCTTTGCCATAAGCCACTTTAAATGACTCTGATAAAATCCTCATTTTACGTGTAGCGTATTGAGCTACGTGAATTAACTCGTGGCTCAACACTTCTAACATTTTAATAAAGGATTTTACACCGGAATAATTTAACCGGATTGTGTATTCTTTTGGTGATTTTTCGTAGCAGTCTTCGACATCTACATCGCCCCAAACATTATGTGTTACATGTAAATCTTTAACAACATGAATAGTTAAGAATAAAGAGTTCTTTAATCTTTTTGACACGAGTTGGCTAAGCATAAGATCACAAGCTTCGCATATGATATCTTGCTGTTTAGATGACATTTTATATCCAGAAAATTTTATATCCATAATTTAATCTACCACAATTTAAACCAAAAGTAAACAACTTTATGCGGCTTGTTTCCTTTTTTTTCGGAGTCGAGCAAACAGACGCAAAGTTCGTTCTTCAATCATAGTCTTACGAACTTTTCTACGTAGCCTTGCGGCCTTTGATCTCATTAGTCTTTTTGCGCGGGTATTTTCTTTGGTCATGCTACCTCCTTGAACCATTCAGGTACATTGCGGTTTGTCCAAGCCATTTTAAATCTTGATTGCTTGGTTTGATAGAATGCACGGTAAGCCTCGACTGGATCGCCAAGAGCAATGCATTCGGGATAATCTTTCATTGCTAATTTAAATGGTGTTTTAACACCTTGTTTCTGTGCAAAGCCTTCAATATTACGTGGAGGCAATACAAGAATGTCTCTTAGTCTATCAGTACTATGTGTTTTTCCGTACCTATGAGTATATTCCATAAGCAAAGCACAAAAATGATCGTAGTGCCATTTGTAATTAGCAGCGCATTCCATAGTCCATACCGTGGATGGATGGCTATGATGGACAGCCTTGTACAAACGTTCCTCCTTATCTGCTCTAGGATGGACCCAATAGTTAATTATACGCTTGCCTGATTTTGATGGTCGTTTTTCAACATAACCATCAATCATACGGTGGGCAGTGGATAACATTTGAGCTGATTCGACAATCATTTTGACCACATGTTTGTCGCACTGGTATTGTGCGGCAATAATAGGATCACGATCTAAGATAAAAATATTCATGTGTAACCTCCATTATAAGATCTTACCATATATAAGACAAAATGTAAACCATAAATTTGCAAGTGATTCATTTTAACGAAAGATGAGTGAATAATATATCTCTATTTATCCACCCACCTTAAAGCTCCCTATCTATTATACCAAATATTTCACGAATGTACACCTTTTTTATGCTGTAGAATACAATTCATTAATTCTGCTATCTAAAAATTTCTTTTTAACAATAATTTTTGATGCTAATGAATCATTACCCTCCTTTGTTAGTTTTTCTACAAATCTTTTCAGCTCGATCGAATCTCGTTGCAGTCTTTCTAACTTGGACATTTGTCCTCCTTTGAAGTATATAAAGCCGCTAATACCGAAGTACCGCGACCTTAGTAGTTTGAGTTTCTGTTTGTATTGTTTTAACCCTTAAGTAAGCCAGGGAAAGCCTCCTCTACTACTTGTTTAGTTATGCCCGAAGGCGGTTGTTTGTTAATCATATTAATGACTAACAGTGCATCATTAGGATCTATAGTTTCTAAAATCCCAATGAATATCTTTTCTCGTTTTGCCTTCATCATTCCGTCGCCTGCGCCACCTTTTACAAAGTACTTAAACTTT